ATGGCAGCTGGTGGTGGTAAATAACAAATAATTAGGAGGCATTATGCCCACTCAACAAAACAAGTTAGACACTCTGATGGCTTTAGAGGATTCGTCAAACAATGGTATGATCCCTATGAAGGATGGAGCCCCTATCGCTAACTCAGGTACTACTATTGGGATGGGCGTGGATCTTGGTGCACAAACAGAGAGTAGTCTTCGTGACATGGGTATGACACCTTCTACTATAGCTACTCTTAAACCTTACTTAGGTCTTAAGGGACAAGCTGCAAAGACTTACTTAGACAGTAACCCACTGACACTAAGTGAAGGAGATACGTCAACACTTAACACTGGTGCTGCCAACTCTTATTGGACTGACTTAGAGAACGACTACAATGCTCGTGTAGGTAGGCCACTATCTGAGTTAGATGATAACAAACAGTTGTCACTACTCAGCTCTTACTACAACCTTGGCTCTAAGGGGTTGTTCGGGACTGCAGATGACGAGACTAACTTCACCACTCAGCTAGAGAATAAAGACTACACTGGTGCTGCTAACAATATGCACACTTGGAGTTCAATCACTAGTGGTGACAACGCCAGCTTAATACCTAGACGACAAGCGGAAGCTCAAATGTTTCAAGGTCTAATAGGCCCCGATGGACTAGCAGAAGAACGAGACTCTCGTATCCCAGAGTATAGACGACAGCTTGCAGCAAGAGAAGCCCCTGAGGCTCCCTTTATGGCTGCTGACAGTGGCTTACTCTCACAGGTTGGATATGTACCTCAGGAAACTAATGAGACTGCACAGGTAGTTCCTAAGGTAGCTGAGGAGGCTATCCCAAAGGAAGATGCTGGGTTTCTCGACCCTATTGATGATTTCTTTAATAGTATGTTTGGCACTCAAGGGAGTCCTAAACCTAAGAAAGAAGTCACAGAGATGATGCCTAAACCACATAAAGATATATTTACATCCTTCTGGGATGCAATAACTGGAGATTAAGAAGATGGCGAAGAAGAAGATTGAAGATTATTTTGATTTCAGTAATGCACCTGAGGCTACCTATGGAAGTTCTGTGGTAGTTGGTCGTGATGATACTCGTGGTATGAGTGAGACAGTTGCTGCACCTCAAGCTGTCCCTGCACCTGCATGGCAAGCACCTTTAGATCAGAAGCCTGCACCTACCTATGGTAGTTCAATGGTGGTTGGTCGTGAGATGCCTATTAAGCAAGGTGAGGTATTTGCACCAAGAGAGGAAGTAACTGCACCTACATGGGTAGCCCCTGCAGCTGCTAATGCAGTACCTCAGATGGGTGGTTACATACCTCGTGAAGCTGGCTTTAATATGGCACCTCAAGGTGACCAAGTACCTGCTGCACAGACTGCATTCTCAATGGACTTGAGTGACAACAAAGGTCACCATGTAGCACCATTTAACCCTGCATTTGTAAACATAACAGCACCTGCCCAAGATACCCGAAGTGGTACTTATCCACAGGAAGCTATCGCAAATGTCGTTAGGGATACTACAGGTGCCCCAGTGATATCTGGTAATGGCACCCCATATACAATCCCCAACCAAACCACAGGCAATGTAGCTGGTGGTAAGGGTGGAGCAGGAGGTAAGTAATGTTAGATATACTAAAGGATCTATTCGGATCAAGTGCAGTTCGTACAGGGCCTGCAGCAGCTGCAGCTAGAACAGCAGTTCAAGCTGTACCTCAGGTAGCTCAACCTATCCCTCAGGGATCCACAAGTGCACCAGTGAACATGGGAGACTTCCCAGCACAAAAGGACGTACCTGAGATGACTAACTACCCAACACACCGAGATAATTACCAAATGAACACACCTTCAGAATCCCTAGCTGGATATGAAGGTTTGTCTATACCTCAGGCTATCGGTAGGAATATCGGTGGTATGGTTGACCTTGCTCAAGATGCAAGTGGATACCTTGTGAACACTGTTACTAACTCAGCTGGTGAGATCGCAGATGGAGTAGGCGCTGTAGTTGAAGGTGGCTCTAAGCAAATAGCACATTCAGCTGGTGAGGTTGCAGAGACCGCCTCAGAGTTTGCTAATGCATTCAGTGACTCTACAGTAGCTAACCCTGCTGTTCTAGCTGCAAAGCTTGAGGCAGATGCCGACAGTAAGGCTTATGGTGAAGGTATGGTTAAGTACTCACAAGAACTCGCTAAACTCGCTAAAGCAGACTCAGGTGTTGATAAAGTAATCAGCGCAGCTGGTGAGATAGATCCTATCGAGCTTGATAATGTACTCACACCAGAAGTTAAGACTAAGGTTCAACTGGCTGCTGATGCAGTTGCTAAAGCTAAAGGTGATGGACATTCAATGAAGGATGCTATGAAGGGTGCTACTGGATTCCTAGGGGATCTCTTCAATGACCCTGCTATCAAACGTGCACTGATATACTACACTGGATCTCGTCTTATGGGATACTCAGGGAGTGGCTCAGGTATGGCTGCTGGTCAAGTATTACTTCAAGGTTGGAAGACTCAGGATGCTATGGGTATTAAGACTGCAGATAGGAATGCTAAAGCTGCTGCAGATAATGCTAAAGCCTCTACACTCGACTTATCTAAGACTGTTACTAAGTTTGATCCACGGACTAAACAAACAGTTGATGTCTACCAAGCCCCTAATGGGGATACTCAGATTGTTGGCACAGGTAAGACATATGCAGCACAGACTACTGGGTTTGTTGACTACAAGAAGGGACATCACAAGACCTTTGAAGATATGGATAATGAATTGATTGCTGGCACTGATGCTATGATCGCTTCTACTCTTGCTAATATTCAAAAGGGTTCTGGTGATGACGGTGATACCCAGTACACAACTCGTGGCGCTAATCGTGTTGATGAACTGTTTGCTGATGGTAATGCACAACGTGAACTACTACTTATGACCACTCGTAGTATGAAAGCTGCAGGTATTGACTATGGTACTCCCGAGTTCCAGTCAGCCTACAAAGCTACTATACAGACTTACATGCGTGATGTTGCAAATGGTAAGTACGAGAATGGTGATCAACCAGCAATGGCTGATATGGTAGGCATGATGACTGCTAACTGGCTTAAGACAGATCTTAAAGGTGAAGGAAGTGTACCTGAGTTTATCTTAGGTGAGAAGACATGGGATGGCTCTAACGAGTATACAAAGAACTTTGTGCTACCTCAAGCTGATGCTTTGAAGTTGCATAAGCAATCTACCCTTATCTCTAACCAACTGATTGACCAAGCAATTGCTAATGGACATTCCCCAGCTAAAGCTAATGCACTTATCAATAAGAGCAAGACACTTAACAAGATGGGTAATATCTTTAAGAATGAAGTGATGTCTGATCCAGTAGCTAAGAAGTTCTGGATGGATAAAGCGAAAGGTCGTGGAACTAACTCGTTCAACGTATGGCTTAACAGTGCAAAATTAGGTGAAGAAGCGAAGTACATGGGCGTTAGTAACCCTGAAATCAGGAAGCTATTAAGCACAATCTACGTCAAGGACTTTGAGCCTAAGACTAAATAAACTAGGAGAATACTATGGGAGAAGGTCTTGTTTTAGACTTGAGTAATATACTCGCAGGAGAAGAGGCTTCACAAGGCCCCCAAGTTAACCCACTATCTATTGAAGGATCTACATGGTCCTTCTTAGATGGTGACACTATTAAGGATTCAGAGACAGGCAAGTCAGTTCGACTACGTGGCATTGACACTAGGGAGACTGCCAAGTTCCTTAAGGACTCTGGATATAAAGCAGGAGAGCTGGGTGGCAACGCTGCTACAGCATACATACAGAACCTAGCAAATAAGCATGGGTTCAACCGGGTGGTTACATCTGGTGAGAAAGGTGAGTTTGATCGTGACATTGGAGACCTTCAGAACGCTGAGGGGCATTCCTTTGTTGACACACTACTGCGAACTGGGGTTGTTTCCCCTTCTCGCTTCTCTACCGAAGGTGACTTAGCACAGTCTCGTTGGGGCATGGCTGCAGAAGCCTCCCAGAAAGATGCACCTAAGTCTGATTGGGAAGAAGCAAGAGCTGCTATCTATGAAGCAGAGACAGAGCAGTATGGTGGACTACCAATGCAGAAGCTTATGGCATTTGATCATGCTGAGTTTGCTGCTAACCCCGATATATACATGGGTGTTAAGTCTAAGGTAACTGGAGCAGACTACGCAGGACGCTCAAGGACTCCCTTTGGGACTGGCTTTGACATTGGCTATGCTAACTTGTCTAAGGGTTTGAATACCTTTGGAGCTACACTTGCTAACCGCTTAGGCGCTAGTGAGATTGAAGCTGGCTTTGCTGCTGATGCATCTAACAACCAAGCTGAGATGAATGACCTACCTTCTGTTAAGATGGACGTTACTGAGATCAACTGGAAGGACTTCGATGAAGTTACAGATGGTATGATGGGTATGCTAGGTTCATCTGTCCCATTCATGGGTGCTACGATGGTTGGTATGGCTGCTGCAGGGCCTACTATGGGAGCCTCTATGGCTTTACCAATATCTATGTACACAGGTATGGTACTTGACGAAATGGAAGGGCCTATTGAAGATAAGAACCTCATGGTTGCCATAGTGGCAGGTGCAGGAGCTACTGCTCTAGATCGAATGGGTCTTAAGGGTATACTCTCACCATCCATGATGATTACTAAAGAAGGTCGTTTGGAAGCTATCAAGGCTATCGCTAAGAAGGAAGGGATAACTGAGGCAGCTGCTTCTCAACTCTTCCTTAAACAGACACAGAAAGGTGTTCTGGAGTACGTTGATAATGCTAAGGACTTTGCTGCTGCACAGATACAGAAAGGATTACTATTTAAAGAGGGCGTTAAACGTCTTGCTCAAGGTGGTACAGGAGAGGGCATAACAGAAGCTATGCAAGAACTCACTCAGTATACTGCAGCTGTAATAGGCTCAGAGAAACAGTGGGACTTTGACGAGATCCAACATCGTATGCAGAATGCTATCGTTGCTGGTGGCCTTATGGGTACTGGCTTCTCTGCACCTAGTGCTGTTACACAAGGCTTAGGCTGGAGTATAGCTGGTGACCCTTACAATCTAGATGATGGACGATTCGACAATATGCACTCAGCTGTACGTAAGTCTGAGGAAGATGCTAATGGTTTTGTACAGTCAATAGATGACATCACTGAGTTCAATGCTAGGCGTGAAGCTGAAGGTGTTGACGTTGGTGAGGGTATTCGGGCTAGAGAGAATGACCCCATACATGTAAATGATAGGGCTGCTAAGCACAAACCTCCGGGTACTACTATGGAGTTTGTCAAGGCTTTCATGTATAACCCTATGGTTGCCCTGAGAGGCTCTTGGGCTAACACAGTTTACAAAGCTGATGGTAAGTCTGCAACTCTAGTTAAGATGTACGATATGGTTGGATCAGCTAGGCACAGAGTCTTTGGTGGTACCAACAAGGTCATGGCAGAGCAGTTGAAGATGGCAGAGTACGACAGTGTACTTAGGGAGCAGGAAGCTATTGAAGCCTCCTTTAATACCCCTAAGCATATGTCAGCTAAGCAGAGGTCAGACTATGTTAGTAACCTTACTAAGCAATTCTACAAAGAAGTCTTACAACCTGCAGCTGCATTAGGTAAACCACTTAACTGGAGTAAGGCATCACCTGAAGTTATCGCTAACAAGGACGCACTACTCCTTCTTGACAAAGAACTGAACACCCTGAGTGACAAGATGCTCAATGATGGTAACAGTGCACGTAAGAACGATGGTGAAGCTAAGGTAGAACGTTTAGCTAACTGGGCCTACAGGCACAAGGGATTCCGTAAGGAACACATTGAGCGTAACAAGGGGCAGTTCATCGGTCTACTTATGTCTGAGTATAACATGGACAACGCCACAGCTAGTGCATTGACAGAAGCTATCTTAGATCACGAGTCAGTGTCTACTATTGGTCAAGCCTTTGATATAACTAAGGGTGCTATAACTCCGGGAAGTATGAAAGCACGTAAGATGCACATATCGGATAAGCCTGCCTTTGATCAGTTCGTTGAGCAGAATCTATTTAAGAACATGGGTGATGCCTCTAGAGAATCCTCTAGACTACAGGCACATCGGAAGTACATAGGTAAGGATTCTAAATATATAAACAGAATGCTAACTGACGTACATAAGGAACTACTTGAAACTATGGATCCAGAATCTGCAGAGAAGTTGTTGAATGAGATCTCTTTTGATATCGTTAACATACTTAATGCTGACTCAGGTAACTACAAGCAGATCCAGAACCAAGCAATCAAACAGGGACAGAAGTACTTAACCCTATTGACAACGCTACAAGGGCTATCTAACGCTGCATTCTCGTCTATACCTGAGATGGCTATGATACCCTATGGAGTCCCTCGGGATGTCCTTGTTCAGAATAGTGCAACACAAGGCTACCTCTTTGGTAGTGCTGTTGGTGCATACATTAGGAACATCATGTCTATTGCAAGAGTATCTGAACCTCGTGAAGAGATGGATACTTTCTTGGATAAGAAGATAGCTGAGGTGAGATCTAAAGGTAAACAAGATCCTCGCTATATGTTCTATACTAACATGAAGGATATGTTGAAACAGACAGGCTTTAAGTCTCAGGAAACTGGGGCAGCTACTACAACTGGTGTACAGGAAACTAACGAGTTAACCAAGGGTATCACTGATGCTTTCTTCAAGGCTAACTTCTTGCACGATCAACAAGACATGCACCGAATGATGCGACTGTCGTTCTTTAACGACTTCCTCATAGACAAGCTAGACTTGATTGAATCTAAGGCAGGACAACCTGATACAGTAGGCGTAGCAGAAGCAAAGAATATGTTAAGGGAACTTGGTATACCACTTGGTGTTATCGCTCCTTTATCACAGAAGCTTAAGAATGGTGGAACCCTAACTGAAGCTGAAGCTGTTGCCTATAAGCGTGAGTTCCTGAATGGAGCTGCTAACTTTGTCAACCAAGCTATACCACTACCGAATGCATACAACAGACCTCTGTTCTACAGTGATCCTCGCTTTGCATTACTAACCCAGTTCAATGGTTTCACATCTACATTCACAGCTAACCAGCTGCCTATGTTGTGGGATCAACTTAAGGGTAAGGGTACTCGTGGTATGACATATAGTACCTTTGCAGCTATGGGTTCTATGGTCGCACTCGCATTTATATCTCAGGGTATGAAGGACGAGTTGAAGTATGGTGAGTCTTCCCCGTATCTAACTGATGCACAGAAGATTCAACGAGCTATCTATTCCTCAGGACTACTAGGAACTACAGAACGAGTCATTGGAAGTAACTATATGTTACCTCTATATGCACAGGGTTCTAATGGGCCTACAGGATTCTTATGGGATAACGTAGCTGGTGAAGCAGCCGCAACAGGAACAGTAGAACGTGCATATGGTATGTTGTCATCTGCAGCAGAAGGTGATAAGGATGTGTTCATGAAGAACTTCTACGGAAGTCTACCCTTCGTTGCATCTTATAAACATAGAATAATCAATTGGAATATGGAGTAATAAACTATGGCTATAGTAAAGTCGATGTTGTCGCAGCAGAGTGCGCCAGTCATGCAGGAAACCTCAGGACTACATAAGGACATCTTAGATAGCTTAGACTTGAACGAAGCCCCAGCAATACCACAATCAGCACCTGTTAAACGAGATACAGCTTTCCAAGAGGCCCCAGCGCCTACACTTGAGGAAGCTGAACAACTTGAACAGCGTCAGATGGATATTGAAGCGGAGACTTCTTTGCAAGACCGCTTTGGTACTCGTCCTGTAGCTATGGGCCCCAGTGATGTACAGAACATCTTTGGGGAGGCAGCTACCCCAAGGATCATTGAGGGTATTAAGCGTCTAGGTCAAACAGACTCAGTGATAGTACCTTTCGATGAAGCCAAGAAGCTAGCTGTTATGGATAACTACGAAGGTAACACCACTGCACCTGCACCTATTCAAGAAGATGGTGTCCTTGACACTAACAACTATATAGACAAAGGTAAGACAAAGTTACTCTCACAGGCTGATCTCTTTGTACACATGGATGGTGTACGCTTGACAGAAGACAGTCGTACCTTGGAGGTCTTGCCAGATCTACAGATACTTGCCCTTGCACTTACTGAAGCTAACTATGCTAACGAAGCTGCTGAGGCTTCTGTGGCTCCTGAGGGAATGTTAGATACACTTGGTCGTGATGAAGTTGAGAAGCTAATAGGTTATGATGCACTAGGCGAAGAGTCTAAAGTAACTGAACCTATGCTAGGTCGTATGATCAATGACGAGTGGCTTAAGATGAAGCAGAGAGCTGCAGAGGGCCCTGATGCTCGTATGGATGCACACAATGATCCAGAGAATGAGCTATCCCCTGAGGCTTATCTACAACTAGGTGTGTGGGCTAAACAGAACTATGCTGTGGCAATGCCCCACATGATGACTGTGGATAAGGTTAAGACTAAGAATGGTATGGTTCGCAATGACTATAAGCTTACTACTGAAGGGGCTAAGATCCTAGAGTCAAGTAAGCAGGACATGATGCCACCTAAGGTATTCGCTCGACCACAGGTAACTGCAGACCCTAAGGCTAACAGTAAGCACTCTCGGACTAAGGATTCCACAGGGTATCACTACTCTGATCCTAAGGCTAAGGGTAAGAAGACAAATGAAGATGAAGCTCGTCAGAACCTTGCCTCGGTACGCCATGTGGTTAACGAGGTACGACTAAAGGCTGGTATGCTTATGAGTCTTGTGGGACTAGGTGCTTCTGCACAAGTACAACAGGATCCACAGGGTAACCTAAAGGTCGGTAGTAATGCTGCAGAGATGCTAGGTATTGGACAGAAGGCTGCTGATAAGATCAACACTGCTTCTGCTAATGCTCTCCTTCGTGTTGAAGGTCTTCAGGTTGAACTGAGTGAGCTAAAGCTAGGTGACATAAGGGCTGAGGGTATTCAGGAGAAGATAGATATTCTTAAGGAGTTTGCTATACAATCTGCTGACCCAGCATGGAAGATGAACATGTACCGCAGACAGTCTACAAAAGCACTTGAGATGCTTCAGGACATTGCGGAGTTCAGTAAGGATCCAATCAGCTTTACCAACTACATACAGAAAGGTACTTCTCGTATAGGTTACAGTGCACAGAAGATGAACATGCAGACACACAAGTTAGCTCGTCAGATGTATGGCAGTGCAACTAAGTATGTCATTAAACCCGGATCTAACTCTAACGCTGAGTACGCTATGTTGGTTACAATGGGATCACAGTTATTCGCAGAAGGTAACACTGTCCCTGATAAAACCTATAGTGACATGCGTAAGCGCATTGCAACAGGAGACCAGAAGACTCTGGCTATTGCATCTGTCGGTAGGAAGCTTAAAGCAATCCTTGAGGGCTACAATGAAGAAGCCTCTGTCTCTGCTATCCTTAATATGGAAATGGCTGAGAACCAAGTTAAAGGTGTTGGTGACGTTATGGGTACCCTAGGTGACCTACAGTTGGACGAAGATGTTAAGAGATTCTTAGATGAAGCCTTTACACATCCCAACGAAGTACTCAACTTGATTGAGGGAGCTATTGAACTAGGTAACTACATGGATGCTGTTGCATCTGGTGGAACCTTTATGTCTACTATGCGACCAGTTGAAGTTGATGGTATCTCTAATGGACTAGCTTCTATGACCTCACAGCTTGGACTACAGAACGTTATGTACAGGGTTGGAGTTTTACGTCAGGATCCTACTAAGGTTCTTGCGGAGTTTGATGGTCTTGAAGGTAACATCCGTAAGGAACTTGCAAGTAACATGCGAGCTTCTCTAGCTGACGTTATGAGTACCCCAGAGTTCCGTAAGGAGTTTGGTACAGATCACACTAACTTTGATCAGATCTCTGCATTCCTTGAGGCTGCTATCCAGAACGAATCAGCATTCCTTAAGCCACCTATCATGACCTTACCCTATGGGCAAGCGATTGCTAGTATGGGCTCTACTATGCTATCTGCTGTTACTACATCTAAAGAACTAACTGCTCTAGCAGAAGGAACTGAGTGGGGCCCCCTAGGAGTCTCTAAGATACTGCACAGGATACTTGCACACAACCTTGAGATAACCTTAGGGGCTGAAGTAACTGAGTTCTCAGAGGCTCTTAAGGACGTTACAGAGGTGGCAATGATTTCTGATGAAGCTATCAAGTATAGGAAACCAACAGGTGTCATGACATCTTCTAACTCATATGACTACACACCTACAGGTGGTAAGCTTGTGATTGGTAGGGTCAACAAGAACTGGGATGATTCTAGTGGTAATCGTAAGGCTAAGGAGATAACTGTTCAAGAGTACACCCCGACTAAGAAGATACTTAGTGCCATAGGTTCTAAGACTTATGGTGGTAGTGCAATGAAGACTGGTATCTTACCTCAAGCTATCATTGGGTTCGATGGGGCGACTATGGTCAACACGTTGTCGGGTGCTAGTTATAAGGCTATACAGGGTGCATCTGGTCAACAGACTCCCTATGTAACTGCTATCTATGATGCTGTGATTGGTGACCTAGGATCCTTCAGGAGCTTAGTAGGTAACATCAACAAGACTTGGATTGATACTACTCTTAACTATGACTTGCTCAATGAGCTGACTAAAGGTGTACGTGAGGCTCAGGCTGATGGTAAGAAGAAGTTGCAACTAAAGGCTGCTCAGAATCCTAATGGATTTGCAAACGTTCAACATTCTGAACACCTTTACTTTGAGATACTCAAGTACTTTAACTACAACAGCGACACTGGTGTGATCACTCCTGATACTGTCAATAGGTTTGCTAACATCATGAACACTGCTGAGCGTAGCTTTAGAAACCTTGCATCTAACACAGATATATCTCCTAAGGATAAGTTTAAGATTACCAGTGAATTAGATATGCTTACCAATGAAGACCTACTGCACATGTTTAATATCCTCAAACCAGCAATGGATATGAAGATAGCTAGACTACAGAAGGTAGCTACGGAAGCTAAGGCTAGGCGTGAAGTACTTAAGAAAGAAATAGGAAGTCAACCTGTGTTCCAGTATCATGTGGATGCACTTAAGCAGTTCAACTTCAGTTAACTATTATAAACAGATATAAAAAAATATACCCCCAAGGATTCCATAAAGGAGTCCAAGGGGGCTTGCCCCACGAGTATACTTAATTGTATACCTGTGGGGTTATTTTTTGCATTAGTTAGCTACGATCTTCTAGTGCTTTACGTACTGTGTTACGTCCAGCTTGACGCTGTGAGTCTGCATGTGACTTGGCCTCATCTTCTGCCATTCCATCTGCTACTGCTCCTGCATAGTTATCTTCCCAGACTCTACCGAGGATAGCCTCATTGATCTCTGGGGTGTACGCTAGTGCTGGGTCTAGGTTGAACATCTCAACGTATTCCATGTCATCAATTCCGGGTACTACGTTATGTGAAACATTATCCATTATTCATTTCCCTCTTTAGTTTGTGTCTTAGCTTATGAGACTTACTCATGTTAGCCCTGTGTTCATCTGTGTACCGCATACCTTTACGAGTGGCACTCATCTTAGCCCTAGTCTCTGGGGTAACATCATGGCCCTGCATCTTAGCACTGAGAGCAACCTTTTGCTTATCAGTCCACTTCATATTGAGCCTACCCTGAGCTGACTTAGGGACTCTCATAGAAGCTTTCTGTGCCTCAGACTTAGGCACCCCTATCTGTATCATCCTAGAGTGTTCAGATGCTGCTTTCCTAGCTAACTCAAAGGATCTTGAGGTTGCCTTGTGACGCTCACCCACTTTAAGTGCACACATAGCCCAGAAAGCGGTAGCCATTGGGCCTACTCCATGGATCTTGAAGAGTAAGTAGTGTGCTATGTAGTGTGCTTTACCTGACATATAGACAAGGTTAGAGGGTTCATTGGAACCCCCTAGGGACTTAGGGATGATGTGATGACGTTCATAGTAACCACCATCATCTGGCTTAGTCTCACTGCCATATTTATGTATTAATAAATCATAATGCAATGCATACCTACACATAGATTAGTCCTCTGGGTCACCTTCTCCTTGCGCTGTGTCAGCGATATGTAAGAAGATGAAGTTAGCAGTAGCCTGTAGACAACCTAGCATAGCTACGTTAGTCATGGCACCATTGTATTTAACAACTAGCTCGTTAAGTTCCTCGAGCATCCCATTCTCAGCTACAAACTTATCAGGGAATTGTGTTACGTTACTCATATAATATTTCCTTATTAACAGAAGAAGTAGTCAGACGAGATAATCTCAGATATATCTAAGGTTCCCAAGGCTGGCTGCACTAGCTCGTAACCATCACGAGTCTCTAAGAGCATGTTCTCAATGGTAGTGAAGTAGTTGTCACTGTTGTACATCATTGCGAACTGCCATTTGGTATGCTCAAGTAGATCGTTAACATCACATGCATGAGTCGAGAATGAATCATGTATAGCTCCAAAGTCTCCAGAGAAGCTAGCTATAACTTTAGCCATGTGAGCTGCGTCCATTGAGTGAACGAAGTTAGGTGAACAACCTGAAGCAAAGGATCTACGACAAGGTATGAGGTCACCATTGGGAGTCACGACAGGCACCTTGATACGATGACTTATCTGACCTAACCCCCTGATCCTCCCACGTACCTTGATGTTCTTCTGGATCCACATCTCGTATAACACTGGGAATCCCGAGGGACTTGTCCAGCGTGTACATGTCTCACCAGAGGATAGTATGTGATCAGTTAACTTCTGTATGAACTTCATAGTCTTCAGCGGACCCACACAAGTATCATTGATAGCTAGTATGAGTTGCTTGGACAGTACTATACAATCATCCTCAGTGATGTTGTACTTGATGTCGTAACCCTCAGCCCTACAATCGGTATACATATTGATAGCTATTTTCTTCTGACCTGCTGAATAAGCACGAGTCATTGAACCACGCTTAGCAATACCTTTCCTAATAGCTTTCATAGGGATGTTACGTTCAGCGAACCATTCAGGCATACGCTCAATTAACCGCTTGGCTACTTGAACATAGAAGTCCTTCTGGATATCACTAGGAACTAGGGATACTAACTCACCAGCTTGCTTGTCTTTGGAGATAGCAGCTAGATGTTGCCATCCATTGTTACTTCCATCAACAGGGATAGGTAAGCGACTGAAGTATACTGCGCCTATCTCCTTGGCACTCAGGTAACCTTGTATGTCAAAGCAACATGCCAAGAAGCTTACGGGTTTCTCTGCGTCTTTCGCAAAGTGCTGTCCATCCGCTGAGTGGTTTACTAAGTCTAAGTTGTTCAGCGTCCATAGCTCCCTGTCTCTCAAGGTCATCTTGTCTACTGAAAGTGTAGTAAGCCCTTCTTCTTGCAGATAAACCTGATAGTCCGTTGTCGCCCATGTAGGTAGTGCCTCTATGTCATATGATTGATTGTAAGAACATGCTGTATGAATACACAGCCACTTGAAACCTGCTGTGTCTACTACTTTAGACTGAGAGAACTCAAACAATCCCTTTGATACATCGGAACCTTGGAAGTTAAGGAAAGGTTCAGTGTAGTAGATACGCCCACGATAATCACATTCAACCATCTGGTAGAATACGTTAGTGTTAATGGCATGTACCTTGGAGATTACAAACTTCATCTCTATAGCCTTAGACTTAGCTTTAGTAGATTCATCCTCGAGATCTAAGAAGAACTCAAGGTTAGCCTCTACTGCCTTAGCTAGCTTGATGTTGATACGCCAAGCAGTCTGCTGTAGTTTGTTAAGGGATTTAACGAATGGTGCATCCAGTAACTGGGTGAAGTCCTCTTCACTATCCATACGCTTTATGTATGGCTTCTTAGTGAACTCATTGCGTAAGGATGTGATATACTTTGGCTTTGCGAAGGAGGTGCCAGTCAAGGTATGTTTTATGTACTCTGGTGGTAGCTCACCTAACTCTCCCCAAGAATCCTCGAGGATGATTATGTAAGGTGCCCTGTGTCCATCGTACTCTCTCTCAATCTTGATGTAACCTAGCTGCAAGAATGCCTCCATGTATAGATCACCAACAGAGATAATCTCCTGATGGTTAGTGTTGAGAACACCTAGGGCTGCTAACACCTGCAAGCCTACACTAGTCGATGTGACAGTGAGCTTAAAGGGTGCTGCTGTAGCTCTCCGAGACTTCTGATAGGCTGTTACAGCACCCATCACTGCTCTGGTAGTTAAGGATTCATAGCTGTATCCATAGGGAATGACACTGGCTACTACACGAGCCCCTAGGGGTAAGGGCCCCTTGAATACTTTACCTTCACACCTATCTTTTATGTACTTCGTAATACGTGCTATACCCTTGGAGTTATCCAGTGTACTCAACAAAGTCTTCTTGACCTTTGAGTCGTCCAGTACGGGTGTCATAGTAGGCAGAACCACAGTCTCCTGTACGTCCTGTGAACCGTGACTTAAGCACTCTAAGTTTAATAGTGTTTCGTTCATCTTCATCTTCTGCCACTAGGTTACGTGAGAATGTTATGATGTCAAAGCTGATCTGTTTAATCGAACCTGACCCCTTGATGTCATCGATAGAGGATAAGTGTCCTTCCTCGAATGAAGCACCTTGTGATTTACGAAGGTGACTTATAAGCCCTAACCATACATTATGTTTCTTAACGATCTTAAGTAGATCTGACATAATAGAATCGATTGCTTCGTTACCTGTCTTACCTCCAGCTCCCTCTGATACTGCAATAGTAATGTGGTCAAGTATAATATACTCACATCCCAATAGACATAGGTTCTCTATCTGGTCGATTAGACTAGAGTCTGAGACTGCTCCATTGTGATCTAGTAAGACTAACCTCTCGTTACCAAAGACCTTATCGTATGCTGCTCTCTCCTGTTCTGGAGTAGGGTTAGTAGGTGCAAACATAGTGATGAACTTCTCTGCAGAGTCACCTATGGATTCCTCAAGGGATACCATACCTACACTGTCCTTGGTGGTGTCCAGCACTTCCAGTACAATCTCCTTGATCATAGTGGACTTACCTGAGCCAGTACCTGATGTGAACAGTACAATCTCACCCTTACGCATACCATCTAGCTTAGTGTTGAGTCCTTCAAGACACTTAGGGTAAGGAACAGATACAGTATCTTTACGATCCTGATATGCTTCCCAGATAGATTCACCACGTACAATAGATGCAGGGGCGTACTTACGGGCATTGAAGACAGCCTGCATGATCTCTGAGGGGTTTGCCACAAGAGAGTCACAAGGATCATTCTCGGACAAGGAAGCCACGAGAGTCTTGTCCCAACCGATTATCTTGGCTGCTTCACCTACTGCCTTTTCCCCAGCAGCATCTTGATCGAACATAAGGATAACTTCTTTGAATGAACGAATCCACTCACGATTAGCAACAAGGATCTTCATGTTAGAAGATGATGGTATCGATACTACAGGGTAAGGCTTACCATACTTAGTGATCATAGCTTGCTGTACTGCAATAGCATCTAGCTCACCTTCAGTAATGACTAACTTGAAGCCACCACCTTGGAACTTAGATTGACCAAACAACTCAAGATCCTTATGCTTAAGATCACCTACTGCCCTAAAGTCCTTAGGTAAGGTACGCTTCTTACAACCAACTACTTTACCTTTAGCTGTGTAAGGGTAGTAGTGTGTATCGATCTTACCAGATGCATCGTATGCAACCTTCATATCGTAAACTGCACATGCTGTCTTAGTCAACATACGCTCACGTACACCTGCTGTGTCGTAGTCTGCTATTGCCTCTAGAGTCTCTGAACTCATATCATAATCCTGTTGCTGATTGTTTGGTTTAAACTTTGACTCAACTGAAGAGTCATACTGATCTAGAAATGCTGGCTTATCACAAGCAAAGCACTTCCCTCTACCATTAGACCACAATGCTACTGCATCAGAGGAATTACAGTGTAGGCAGGGGTAGTGCTTAGTAAATGTTTCACTCATACTAGTTCCACCTATCTTCCTTCATTTGTTTAGCGTCTTTACGCTTGTCTATTGCCTTGGCTTTAGTGTCAAGTCGCTGTTGCTTCTTACCCTTAGGCTTCTCCAGATACTCTTCTGGTTCAGCCTGTTGTGTAGTATGCTTCATATTATAATCCTAAATAGAGATAGTCCACCCTTTATGGGTCTTCTGGGATCCTGCAACCAACTTAAGAACTGAGGGTAGGTTTAACTTGTAAGCTTTCACCATAGCTTCTGGTGAGAACTCTGCAAATGTACCATCCTTATGTGTAAACTTATACACTTTAACTGCTGGTTTGTAGATTACTACAGAAGGATCTGAGATATAGCGATCAGCTTCTGCTTCTTCTACTGGTGAGATCCATCGTACAGCACCTATGTTTCCATTGTACCATGTACGTTCACCATTGATATCCCTTTCAGTCAGAGTATCCTTGACACACAAGTGGTAAGTCTCGAAGTAGCTTAGACCTCCTCTCGTCTTGTACAAGCGGTATATCTCGAAGGTGAACTTGGACTTACCTAGGGCCTTGATGTCCTCTGTGAGGGGCTTACAGGAGCCTGTGTAGATCTTCCAGTTACTTTGACGTACACGTTTACGTTTCTGATGAACATGGAAGAACTTACGACCTAGGTACTTCTTGCCAGAGACCTTATTGGTAATGATGTAGATGAAACCGAAGTAGTTATCTACATCGAATGAACCTTCTGGATACGTCCAGTGTCCCAAGGGGTTACTCATTGTCCTTGCTTCTTAATTAATGCGTGGTATTTAGCCGCCCATTCAGCAGCTTTACTAGTATAAGTGGGAGTATAACTTTCGTAAGCAGCATAATG